TAACCACCGTCAACGGCACCGACACCTTCGACGCCGGTAGCGTCAACATCATGTATGAGGGCTAACATCTAAATGCCCCTAGAAAGCCCCATCCTCCGCGACGGTGACGCCGGATTCGCTGGTTATGCCTCGCGCATCAATCCGGTTGCGCTGCCTGCTGGCATGCTCCAGCTCTCGGAGAACATGCGGCTTGATCGTGGCGTGGCGGTGACGCGCAAGGGCGCCAAGCGCATGGCGGATGCTATCAGCGTGGCGTCATCGCCGCTCACTGTGCCGTTCGTGCTCAACCCTGCGCCCAACGCGCCGGTGGTGCAGAGTGTCTATTCTGGCGGCATCTTTGCGGCATCTGTCTACCGCTCGCCCGATCAGGTGCAGAGCGCGGAAATCGTTGTGCTGGCGGGCGGCGACCGTGCTTACACCATCCTGCTGGACGACAACCAATCTTTCGCCGGTGTCTGGGCGGGCGGCTTTCTGGTCACTGACACCGGAGAAGAAATCGTAGACGAGAACGGCGACACCATCGTCATCAGCGTGCTCCCGCAGGAGCTTGCCTACCCGACATCACCGGACGAGGTCATCGAGCCGACCGACACCGTCTCCATGGTGCAGGCCAACGATCGCCTCTACCTCTTCCGCGAAGCTGACGCCTCGCGTCCCGGCTGGGTCATTAAGAACGTGACCACCGGCGGCATTACTGTGGCGTCCACCACGGCGACCGTCAACCTGACCGGCCACGGCTTCCCTGCCGGTGCCCGCGTGCGTATTGAGGGGAGCAATGTCGCTGCCTTTGACGGCGTGGAGTATGACATCGCCACGTCCTCAACGAACTCCTTTACCATCACTGTGCCGAGCGGCACCGCGACCGACGCCACGACCAGCGGCCGCACCATCCGCCGCGTGAAGGCGCCGCTTTATTGGGACGGCATCACAACATCCTTCGTCCGCAGCCCCGCAGGCGTGCCCGCCGGAATGTCGGCGACCTTCAAGACCATGCGATCAACGGCGTGGGGCACCTACATCAACAACCGCCTCGTCCTGCCGGATGGTAAAAACAACGTGCTCATCAGCGATATTCTCGACGCCAACACCTACGACCCCTACTGGCAATCCTTCCGCGCCGGTGCGGGCAGCAATGACTTCGTTGTCGCGGTGCATCCGTGGGTGGAGAACAGCTTCCTCGTCTTCTGCCGCAAGAGCATCTGGTTGGCCGAGGTTAATCAGTTCGCCAGCGTGGACGGCGCCTCTACGGCCATCGACACGGCTCTCAGTAAGCTCACGCTCCTCACCGATGAGGTCGGCTGCGCGGCCCGCCGGTCCATCGCCACGGCAGGGCAGTTTGTCTATTTCCTCAGTGACTCCGGTGTCTACCGCCTCGACAGCAGACTCGACTTGAAGTTGCGCGGCGACACCAAGCCTCTCAGCGACCCCATCGCCAACCAGCTCGACGACCTCAACGCGACACTCCTCAAGAACTCGGTCGGGCTTTGGTATTCCAACCGCTACTACCTCGCCGTCCCGCTGGCCGGTGCCGACAACAACAACGGCGTCTTCCTCTACAATGCTCTCAACGACCAGTGGGAAACCCGCGACATCTACGGCTTCGGCGTGGATGACTTCGTAGTTGCCACCCGCGCCAACGAGCGCCGCCTGTTCGTCAGCAACAAGGCCGGACGCCTCATGCTCCTCGACGAGATCGAGGAAGGCGACCAGTCGCCCGACGTGCAGGCCGATGTCATCACGCCCGTCCCCGGTCGCATCGTCACCCGCCGCTACGGCATGGGCAGCATGTCAACCAAACGCTTCGTCCGCAGCCTCGCCGATGTCGTCCTGCCTAACACCGGATCGGTCACGGTTAAGGCTATCACGATCAACCCCGACGCCACGATCACGCTGGTGCCGGGGCAGACCAACACGTCCGGTCTTGCGGAAGACTACACACTCAAGCAGCCGATCCGGCAAAAAGCGCATTACTGCGAACTGGAATTTCTAACCACGGCCAACCGGCCAGAGATCCGCAACGTGAGCATCGAAGCCGCAGGGCCGAGCAACCCGCCGACCGAAACCCGCAACGCCGCCTAAACTCTCTCAACTCTAAACCCTCAACTCTCAACTATTCCAATGGCAACCGTAACCGCATCCTACAACTGGGTCTCAGGCGAGACCGTGACCCCCGCGAAACTCAACTCGACCGCCGCGCCGACTGTGGTTGTCGCTGACAATGAGGTTACGACCAGCAAAATCTTGGACGGCGCCGTCACCTTGGCCAAGCTCGTCACCGCTGTGCAGCAGGCACTCTTGCCCGCAGGCGCCGTGCAAGCGTTCGCCATGAACAGCGCACCGTCAGGCTGGCTGGCAGCAGACGGCACCGCAGTAAGCCGGAGCACCTACGCCGCTCTCTTTGCCGCCATCAGCACGACCTACGGCGCTGGAGACGGCAGCACGACTTTTGCCCTGCCAGACCTGCGAGGCATCTTTGTGCGCGGAAGCGGGTCGCAGACGATCAGTGGGACCACCTACAATAAGACGTTTGCCGCCAAGGAGGGTGATGCCATCAGAAACATAACGGGCAACCTTTCCTTTGGCGCGCAAATGGCCGCGCTGCAAACAGCGTCTGGGGCGTTTGCTGCCGTCACAACAAACCAGTATATGCCGCAGCAGGCAACGGCAAACACGCTTGGCATTGGCTCCGTAAATTTTAGCGCGACAGCGGCTGGAGTTCCAACGTCCGACGAAAACAGGCCCGCGAACATCGCGCTGCTGTATTGCATCAAGTTCTAACCGATGACCCCATGGCAACGCGCAAAACACTGGTGGGACGACCACTCAACCCAAGACTTCTGGGAAGCAGTCGGCGAGCATTTGTCGGCAGGCTATGTGTGGAACTCACCGGAATGCTTCATGCTGGCTCGCGCTGTGCGGTGGAACGCGGAGGATCAAGCCTTTGAAAGCGGCGAGCCAAATTGTTGGTTCGTCACTCTGGCTGCTGGCACTGCTGGCACAAACCCTGTTCGGGAGTGCCTTCGCGTGGCGCCGCATCCGCAGCAGTATGCGGCATGGTGCCGTAGGGGCAGCTTTGAGCCGCGAGTATACGATTGGAACAAACTAATTAAGAAAACAGGAGGATAATACCATGGGAGGAAAAGGACCAAGCGCACCCGCGCCACAACCAGTGCCAGCCGCACCGGCGCCGATTGACTACGATAAAATGGCCAATGCGTCGATTCGCGTGGCCCAAGCACAGAGCGCCGCCGAGGAGGCAGCAATCAAGCGGCTGTACCCTGAGTATATCCGCATGCAGTTTGGCACCGCCGACCAGCTCGCCGGTCGCCTCAACAATGAATACCTCCAGCGCGCTCGCGGCGTTGTCGGCGAGGAGCTGCAAGCGGCGTCCGCGCCTAATGCCATCGAGGCGCAGCTACAGCGGGATGCGGAGTCTGAGCTGGCCCTTGGCCGGTCGCTGACACCGGAGCAGCAGCGTGAAGCATCGCAGTCGGCACGCGCGGCGTTTGCGGCTCGCGGACTTGGCACCTCGATGGGTAGCAGCGCGGCTGAGATTCTTAACCGAGATGCCTATGGGCAACAGCGGCTGGATGCGCGGCGTGGCTTCGCTGCCAACGTGAACCAGATGGATCTGGCGCGCAGGCAGCGGCGGATTGGCCTCGGCGGCATGTATATGGAGATGGACCCATATCGTCAGGCGCTCGGACCCGCCTTCGGCCTCGGCGGCGACACGCTGCGCACTTCGCAGGGTCAGGTCAGCAACATCTTTAACAACTCGCTCCAGCAAAGTGGCAACATAAGCAGCTTCAACACGAATATGTTGGCGTCGAATCGCAACGCCGTCCTCAACAACAACGCCGCCATGCAGGCCGCAGCAATGCAGGCCGGTGCCTCACAGAACGCGGGCATGATGGGGATGATTGGTAGCGGCGTTGGCGCGGCGGTCGGCATCGGCGCCATCGCCATCTAGCTTATGGAGCGACTCGTCAAAGAGACTTGTCAGAAGGTAGAGCGTTGGCTGAACGCCAGCGCCAACCCTGTCGTGCTATGGAGCGGCGGCAAGGATTCGACGGCGATGCTGCATCTCATCCACCACAAGGTCGGGGCGAGGCTGCCAGTGATCCAATGGCGCGAACCGCGCTTCCGGCATCGTTACGCTTACTCGGACATGCTCGCCCAAGCGTGGGATCTTGAGATGTATGACTACGCGCCTCTTGGTTATGCGCTCACCGATGGCTACGACATTGAGACGGCGGCGCCGCGCTTTGACTTCGTGAAGCTGTATCCATTCGGCCAGAAGTCGCTCGCCCTCTGCCTCGGCACTGAGGAGCCGCAACCGGAGGAACTGGCCAGCGGTCGCTACCTCTGCGGTCTGAACGCTCTGAAGCGGCCGACTGGCACCTTCAATTTCCCTTGGGACAGTGCATTTCATGGGCAAAAGAGTGCCGACGTGGATCTCATCAAGGGCCATGTGCCGCTGGCGCAGGACGTTTTGGTGCAGGCCGGCGTGCCGACACAATTCTACCCGATGCGCCACTGGAGCGATGCGGACGTGTGGGCTTACCTAGAAGCGGCCGGCGTTCCCAACGACGACACCCGCTACGAGAAGGTCGGCGGGACGTGGCAGCACAGGGCGGACAAGGCGAACAACTCGGACTACTACCCGGTATGCTGGAACTGCGTGAACCGCCACCTCGGCGACACGGTGTGGTGTCCAAAGAACTCATGCGAGACGAACAACATATCTCATCTGGCTCCCTATGTGGACCTGACGAGCGAGGCGCAGGGGTTCCGCCCAACGTGGGAGACTACGACTGTCAACAATGTGGCGCATGCTGCTCTCACAAGTGGAGCTGGCCCGTCCTTCGGCGAGACCGATCTGACGCTGTTGGCATCCCGCAATGGATGCTGCGAGATGACTACCCACTAATGAAGACAACCAACAGCAGATGCGTGGCGCTGACCGGCAAGGTCGGCTGCGAGGTGGGCTGCTCAATTTACAACAACCGACCGAACGCCTGCCGCGCGTTTGTGGCCGGATCAACCTTGTGCCTTGAGGCAAGAGCGGCGGCAGGAATCAAATAAGGAGAACAAAACTATGTTTGCATACAGTCCAACAGTCAACGACCGCAGCGGCGAGATCACCGCAGCCGGCCAGATCGCATCAGCCAACACGCAGGCCAATATGTATAACCAGCTTGGCAACAATATCGGCGGGGCCTTGGCGTCCCTCGGCGGGATGTATGGCCAATACAAGGACAAGAAGGACATGCTCAAGGGCATGGACTCTGCGGTTGGAGCCATGGCCGATGCCGGGGCGCTGCCCAAGGGGTTCCTTAACCAATACAATCGGCTCGATGACGCCACTCGGCCTTTTATTTTCCAAGCGATAGCTTCGCCGATGTTCCAGTCTTACAACGCCGGACAGTCTGCCGCCGCGCAGGCCCAAGCGTGGGATAAATACAAGAAGACGTGGGGCGGTGCGGCCGGTGGCCAGCCCGATGGGTTTACCTACTAACGATTATGTCTCAGCCAACAAACGCACCAACCAACGCGCCTTCAGCTCCTGCTGGAGCCATGGACTTGCGAACCTTTGGGCGCATGTTCCTTGGGCGCCAGCCGGGATACAAGCCGTCTCCAGAAGAATTTGAGGCCGATAAAAAGGCTTACGAATACTACATCAAGAAAAGCATAGACAACCGCTTTGACCCCGAGATTCTGAACACGCAACAAGGCATGTATGCCCGCTATGACGGGACCAATGCTGTCGCCATCGCCCCGATGACCACCAACGCACAGGGGCAAGTGGTGAGGGGTG